GGTAAAAATGCCATAAAAGTACCTGTAGCCAAAATAGTTTTGACATATCAAAAGAAAATAACGGACTTTAGGAAAGCGTTTTTATTTGGAAAACCTGTAATATTCAAGTTAAACAATAAAACACCCGAAAATCAAATAGCATTTGACATGATTCTCGATATTCTAAAAAAGAATAAAATGGATTTTTTCAGGCGCAAACTTGCAGAAAAGGTTTATATTGAATCACATGTAGCAGAGCTATGGTATATAACACCTGATAAAGAGGTGAAGGTCTTGCTGTTATCTTATGAAAATGGAGATCTTCTTTACCCACACTTTAATGATTATGGTGATATGGATGGATTTGCAAGAAAATATAAAACCACCACAGTTGACGATAAAACTGTTGAGCATGTTGACTTATATACGAAGGATAGATTTTATTATTATAGTGATAAAGGGCAGGGATATGTGTCTGATGAAATACCGAATCTGATTGGTAAAATACCCGTTATTTACTATCCCGCACCATCAAAGAAACCAATATGGTTTCCAGTTCAGTCGTCAATTACGACACTCGAATCACGAGAATCAAAGCATGATGATACCAACGACTATTTTGGCAATCCGTTATTACTTTTGTTCGGGGCACCCAAAGCTATGCCTGAAAAAGGAGAGGTAGGGAAGTTATTACAGTTTGACGAAGTACTTATTGACGGGAAAACACAACACGGAGGCGCTGAATATCTTACATGGGACGAGTCGCCTGAATCCATAAAATTACAAATGGAATCTCTCAGAAATAACATTTTCACACTTACCTCAACTGCAAATCTTGGTTTTGATAATATAAAAGGACTTGGAAAGGTGGCTGCTGAGACTGTTTATTTTATGCTGTTAGATTCTATTATTGCCTGTAAAAACGATGAGGAGATATTCGGTGAAGGTATCCTACGAGAGATAAACCTTATAAAGGCAATAATCGGGAATATTGTCGATGTCGTATCCGGGAAAAATTATGTTGTGAAAAAGGACATACTAGATGAACTCGACATAAGCATTGAATTTGGCAACATTATTCCAAAGGATGCTGTTAATACTATTAAATCTATTTCACAAGCACTGGGAGGTGAGGCGTTTATGAGTCAAGAATCCGCAGTAAAAGCCAACCCGATGATTGAAAATGCCGAAGAGGAAATCAAAAATCTCGAAGCCGAAAAGCAAGAAGTTAAGAAATTAGGCGAATCGTATGAACCATAAACAAGCAGTTGAACGATTTCTCGAATTATGGAAAAACAGATCATGGGCTAAGTTGATGAAGTCACTAACAATAACATGGATCAAAACTCATAACAGAAACGTTAAAAAAGATATGAGAAAAACGTTTCAGAATACAAGGGTGACCGATTATGAGATTACTGGTGAAAAGAGAATCGGTGAGTGCATATATGACATCACTGCTCGTATTGTAAGAAAGAATGGTCAAAGAGGCGTAATTATCATAAGGGTTATCTGTGAAACCGGGCTATATAAATTGTCAACGGAAGGTACTTGGGGGGTCAATCCAGTTAGTTGTCTAAGGTTTAAATCAAATCAATATAAAGATACTCCTGTCAAATGATAGACATAGAAAAGCTATATGCAGACAGTATTTTCAGAGATATTGTCAAAAGAGAAGCAGAAATTAAGGCAATTCTTGAAAGTGCAATAAAGGAACTATCTAAAAGAATAGCAAATCAGCACATTAACTATCCCGACATAATGAAAGAAGGTATGTTATTTCGGTCAAATAAGGGCGTTGAGCGTCAAATAACCAAGACACTTGAGAGATTATACAAAGAGATCGATACTGCCATCCAGAGGGACGTTAAATACGGCTGGAATTTAGCGAACCAAAAGAACAGTGAACTTGTTGCAATGTACACGCAAGGAATCAAAATATCCCAAAAGATAATAACCTCGTATAACAATCTCAATCTTGAAGCACTCAATGAATTCCTGAAACGAACAGAGGCGGGGTTAAATCTCAGTAAAAGAATTTGGAATTTAACCGAAGCAACAAAAAGTCAGATCGAGCTTTACCTTGGTTCGGGTATATCCGCAGGCAAAAGTGCAGCCGGAATATCCATAGATATAAGGAATTATCTTAACGAACCACACAAACTATTCAGAAGAGTTAGGGTTGAAGGAAAACTTGTTTTGAGCAAAGCAGCCAAAGCATACCCTCCGGGAAGTGGTGTTTATAGAAGCTCATATAAGAACGCCCTCCGTCTGTCTGCAAATGAAACAAACTTAGCTTATAGATTATCGGATTTCACACGTAGACAACAAATGCCATTCGTTACAGGGATAGAGGTTCATCTGTCTGCTTCTCACGAAATAATGGACATGTGTTTTATATCAGGTCAGTATAGAATTTTAACTTCAAAGGGCTGGATTCCTATTTATAAAATAAAAGAAAATGATTTAGTTTTAACTCATAAGGGAAAATTCAGAAGAGTAACTAAAAAATATAAAACTACAACTCATAAAGTAAAAATGAGGACTATTGAATATAAATGTGAATATGATAGCAGGGCAAAATCTAACAAAATAAGCTCAACAGAGAATCATCCTTTTTTAATAAATAATAAATGGATTCCAGCAAAAGATATAAAAGTTGGAGATAAAGTTAAGATATTAGCTTCAAGATGTAAATGGTGTGGGAAATTAATTCCATATTATAGAGAATATTGTTCTAAATCTTGTGCAAGCAAAGCGATAACTAAAAAACAGTGGAGCGATCCTAATCATAGAGAAAATATATCAAAAAAGGCAAAAAAAAGATGCAAGGGTGGAATCCCTTATTTTAAAGATTGGGTAGATAGCGGTAAAAATGTAGATAATTTAATTAATCCTGAAAATAGGCAGAAAGCAATAAAAAATTTAATGATAACAATGAGAGAAAAAGTTAAGAATGGAACACATCCATTTCAGCAAGCTAAAAATAATATTAAAGCGATGAAAAAATTAGCTCAGAATAAAAATTCTACATTCATAGAAAAGAAAATGGAATGGTTGTTAAAGCAAAAGGGAATAAAATATATTCATACTTACCCATTTGAAAGGGATGTTTATCGTAAAAATGGAGATAAAAGGTTATATTTCATAGACTTTGTTTTAACCGATTATAAAATAGCATTGGAATGTGACGGATGGTATTGGCATCAAGATAAAGAAAAAGATTTAAAAAGGCAAAAAGAAATAGAGAATAAAGGTTTTACCGTATTAAGATTTACTGATAATGAGATAAGAAAACATTTAAATTTATGCAGTAATGAGATAGATAGAGTTATAAATAATCATTCTGGTAATTATGAATTTATGAATGTAAAAATTACAAAAATAAAAGATTGGACAGCCGAAAATAAAGCACCGATAACAAAATATAATTTGGCAGTAGAAGAAGATAATAGTTTTGTTATAAAAGGATTTGTTGTGCATAACTGCGATGATTTGCAGGGTCGTTATCCGAAGGGATTTGTCTTTGGTGGATGGCATGTGGGCTGTTTTTGTTACTCAACCTCAATATTATTAAACAAGAGAGAGTTTATCGACCACATAAACGGGGGTAAGATAAGACCTCAGAGATATGTGAGAACTATTCCAAAGACAGCGGAGAACTGGATCGAGAAAAACAAGGGTAAAATAGCAAAATATAAAACGAAGCCTTATTTTGTAAGAGATAATTTAACAGAGGATTTCAAGGTAAAGAAATCAATATTAAAGGTGAAATAATGACAAAAGAAACAAGGAATAAAAAGGTTATTTTTACTGGGGATATCCCAGTATGTCCATATTGTTGTGTGCCAACAATACGAACTGAGATGGCTGGTACGATAACAGCCATGTATTTTGCGCCAATGTATAATGAAGATGGTGAAAACATTAATCCGGACAGGAATATACGAACATGTAATTATACGTGTAGCAAATGTGGTTGTACTCATTCAATTGTCGGTAATTATATAGACGGGTGGACTTATGACAAATAAACAATTCCTAAGAGATAACAAGTGTGAGTTACAGGTTACAAAGCTTATGGTGAACTCAGACAGGTCAATGCGTGACCTTGAAACCTTCGCTTATGATATTATCAATGCAGGGGGACTTAAAAAAGTGGGGTGTAATTGTGCGATATTCAAGGTTGAAACTTGTCTTGTTCTTATGAGAAATGTTGGTAAACATGAAATAGTTAGAACGTGGCAAAATGGACAATATGTTGAAATTGAATATGAATTTGCAAACCAGCATCCATCAACAAATATTGATTTGAACAAGAGGGAGCTGGTAAAGAAATATTTATGTAAATGATAATTTTTTTGACAAATGTTGATTTAATTTCTTAGATAGAGACAAGAAAGGATCAATGGTGTCATTTACAACACGATCAAAACAAAAGGTCTCCCAGGAAGGGCATGGCAAGCAATCAAATTGCTTCACATCTATCCCCAGCAACCATGAATTTATGATATCGGCGAAACTTAAAACAAACAAACAGGGACATACAATGTCACTAAAAATCCAAGAAACCATAACGCCATAAGGAGAAAAAATGGACTTAACGACTAAGATTAAAACCGCATTAAAGGTAGCGGGGTTAAGTGAGGAGTTATTTAAATTTATCATAGTTGATGATGAAGCAAAGATTGATGAAGCTGTCAAGGCGTTGAAAACAAGCCTCGATATGAGCAACGAAGATTTCACAAAGGCATTAAATGAAGCTGGATTCGGAGCAAATTTTGAGAAGTACTTACAATCAGAGACGGACAGACGAGTCACTGCGGCAATCAAAACTCACGATGATAAGCTCAAAGCAGATGCTGATAAGAAAAAGAAAGAAACACCACCTCCTCCTCCTGATCCAAATCTTACTGAAGATCAAAAAACCATTAGCGAACTGAAAGGACAAATAACGTCATTAACAGAATCCGTTAAGGCGTTGCTTGACGGGGAAAAAATAAAAGGCATTCAGGGCACAATCATAGCTGAACTGAAAAATGCTGAACTACCGGAAAGTTTGTCCAAATTCATAAAAACAGAAGATATAGAAAAAGTAAAGAGTGAAGTAGAATCTCTCAAAACAGAGTTTACTGCTTACAAACAGACCGAAATTGACAAAGCCATAAAGAATGGCACACTTCCACAAATAGGGGCAAATACTGGCACAATTGCAGAGGATAAAGCTGTAGAGTTTGCGAAATCCAAAAACAAGGGTGCAAGTGATGAAACTTTTGAAGGAAAAGACATACCAGGATTAACAAAGGAGTAATTACTATGTCCTTACAAATTACAAAAGAAACCGGAACGGTTTATAATCCGGTCTTTCAAAATATCATTGAAGATATTCCCGGAGGAATCTCATTCACTGTAGCTGACCTGAAAACCCTAACTGAAGAAGTTAAGGCAGGTGCAGTTGTTGGTGAAGATGGTTCTACTGCCGGAAAATATCACCTCATTAAAACAGCGGTTATGCAAGCTGCAGCAGTCGCAGGAGCTGTAGAACTCAAAGTAGAGAAAAACCACGAATTTGTTGTTGGCGACTTTATCACGAATGGACAAGTATCAACTGAAATTACAGTTATTACTACGACTCACACTGATTACGATACCATCACGGTCACTGCAACTCTTGACGCACTTGAAGAAGTTCCTATCGCAGCAGTTCTTTATCAAGGAGCGTCTGAAACATCAAATGCCGCAGTTGCTTCTGTAGCAACAGTTGAGGACGAAGCGGAAGATTATCTGGCGATCTCCGCTCCACGTGGAAATGCAAATGATATTATCGTTACAATCGCACAAGCTGGTGGAGATACGCTCGCTCTAACTTATACACCATCAACAAAAACATTACTGATCAGTCTTGCCAACACAACTGCCGCAAGCAATAACGCAGCTACTATTCAAACAGCCCTCAGGGCTTTGGAACAGGATGCTGGCGTTGATTTCACTGATTGGACTGCTGTTGGAACAGGTTGGGATGATGGACAAACTGGAGCTACATTGACCGATCCGAGCCATCGAATGACAGATGGAGTTGAAAAACCCGCACAGCTTGACCCTATCTATGATGCTATTGCACTTATTCGTGACAATATAGACGTAACAGACACCGAAGCCAACGTAAGTGTTGGAGCAATTACAAAAGGAACTGTAGTTGAATCCATACTTCCGTTTTCCGTTACTGATGAAATGAAAACCCTGCTTCCTGGCATTAGATTTGCATAAAGGAGCAATCATGGAACATACATTACTTAACGGAATAAACTCAAAAATAATGCAAGCATATCTCGGGGAAAGAACTTATAAAAAATTGTACTGGCCTCTTTTCTTTCCCCTAAAAGCAACAATGAGCTTAAAATATGAAGCACTTATAGGTTCAAAAGGAAATGCGGTAGCTGCTGACGTTGTAAGTTATAATGCTTCTGCACCACTAAAAACACGCAGAGTTGTCAACAAATTGACTGGTATGCTTCAGCCGATTATGATGAAACGTAAAATGGAAACAACGGACATTATGGAATATAATTCACTCCATGCCCGTGCAGACGCAGATCAAAAAGTGTTGCTTAATATGGTATTTGACGATCCTGACGCCTGTGTTGTTGGCTGTAATGCAAAAATGGAATGGCTCACAGGACAGATTCTTTCTCAAGGAAAGGTAACACTTTCAAAAGCAAACAATGCAGGAATCATAACAGAGAATGCTATTGATTTCAGACTTCCCACTGCGAACAAAGAAGTTGCTGCTTCAGCTGACAGGCATTGGAGTGCAACCACACCAACAACCATGACACCTATTGCAGATATTGAAACCATTTGCACTGAAGCTGGTGCTGCCGGTTCTAAAATCAGATATATTATTATGAACAGAACCAAATGGCAGCAATTTAGAGGTTGTGATGAAGTTCAAAATCTTATTCCTTATGCGCTTTATAACGGATCGAAAGTTGCTCGTGCACCCACTCTTGAGATGGTCAATAATTTCCTTTCTGGTGAAGACCGTCCTCAGATTATATTATTTGATACGTATCTTACACTTGAAACCGAAGAACATGTTCAGTCGAGCGTCAATCCTTGGACAACCAAATATGTAACATTCCTTCCTGAAATGCCTTGCGGAAATATGCTTCACTGCAAAGGTGCAGAAGAGACCAATCCTCCGAAGCAGGTTATCCAAGCAAAGAAGGGACCCATTCTTATTTCTAAATACTCAGATGTCGATCCTGTCACAGAGTTCACAAAAGGCGAAATCTATGCATTCCCGATCTGGGTAAACATTGATCAAAGCTGGATTATGAACACTGAATCCCATACTTCATTCTAAACATGACCAATCTTGAAGCACTGCAAAGTCTGATTGA